CGTCAACTGCTTCGTGATCAACGGGCGCGACTGTTCGGTCACTACGATGATGCTGTCAAGGCCCATTTATTGATCCTCGTTTCCCTTGCTGGTTTCGAGCCGACGACGACCGGCGACGTCGCCGGTCGTGACGGGCTGACGCCGACCCTGTATCGGGCCGCGCGCGTTCGGCGCGTTCACCATGACGTACGTGTACGCGAGGCCGTCCTCGCGCAGCTCGTGTCGCACGCTGGACACGCCGCCCTCGAGCACCGCCTTGCGAAGCCCGTCGAGCTCGTACGTGTATCCTTCGACCCGATGCGAGATCGACAACGCGCCGTGCGCGTAGGCCGACGCCTCGCTGATGCACGCCGCCTTGTTGAACGGCGTCCCCGTCTGATCCTCGTACATCTGCATGTTCGACGCGAGCTCGACGTGCGCGGGCAGCGCGACCGGGTAGCAGATCGACACGCAGATCGGTTTGGCGTTCGAATCGGGGTCCTTCGAATCGTCCGGCACGAAGCTCACCGTCGTGTAGTCCAGCGGCGAGTTGCTGTTCAGCTCGTGCCCGAACGTCACGGTCACGTCGCCGTCGCCGTAGACCTGTCCGTTATCGTTGTCGAGCAGGAACGGTTGCAGACACCGCACGGCGGGTTCGCCGAACATGATGACGCCCGTCTGCGAATTCAGGCTGTAGCTCCCTCGCGGGACGAGCCCCCAGGACTGCTGACAACGCGCCATCAGCGCGCCGCCCTTCCCGAAGGCCTTCTCATACTTGCCGAACTCGCGACGCACCGCGCTCTGCCACGCGCGTGCCTTCGCGACGCACTGCTTGGCGTTCTCGATCTCGTGCTTGTTCGGCTGCTTGAACATGTCGATGATTTCTTGGTCCATGATCTTGGCGGCTTCGCTCTTGGAGATCAATCCCTGGAGCGCGGCTTCCTTGATCAGCCCCTCGTCGAACTTTTCCTTCAACGATTCGGCCGATAACTTGGAGAAATACTTGCTCAGCGCGGCGACGTTCTGCGTGAGCTTCTCCTGCGGGATGATGGTGCCCGGCTTGTTCTGTCGCAGCTCGATCCACTGCTGCATCTGGTTCGCCCAGTTCAGCTCGCGATCGACGTACGACATCACCGCCTCGAAGTGCTCCTTGACCTTGCTGAAGTCCTTGAAGAATCCCTGCCCGTAGCGATACGCGCGCACGATCGGCGCGACGAGCGCGAACGGTCCCTTGTCGCCCTGCTGATGCTCCTCCGGGTCCTCGCTCATGCCCATCCACGCGCGCAGCTCGTCGAGGTAGACGGGACATTTCTTCATCGGCATGAACGGCTGTCGCTGGAGATCCTGCAACGTCGCGCGGTTCTTGCCGTCGGGGAACGCCCCGGCGGGCGCGTACATCTTATACGCGCAACGTCGCAGCGATGCTCCGCGTTCGAAGCCCTTGCGCGTGCCCGTCGGCGAGACGTCGCGGAAGTTCTTCTCGTGCCCGACCATCACCTGTTTGTTCACCTTGTCAAGCGAGTAGCCGTAAACCTCGCCGACCGCGGACAGTTTGTAGAACATCCCGTCGTCGCTGCTCTGGAAGATCGGCACGTAGAACGTGGACATGCGACGGATGCGCCGCTTGCCGATCACCGAAACGGCCGGCGGGCGGTTCTTGATCCACACCGTCTTCCGTTCGTAGTGACAGTCGGTGATCCCTTCCCATTGATTCGGCTCGGTCGGGATCTTGCCGTACTCCGCCTTCTTGCCGAGCTTCATGATCAGGTACGTGTGCGAGTCGGGCATCAGGTGCGCCTCGTACCCGTACTGCGTGAGCAGTTTCTGGATCCACTGCACGGCGGGCTCGCCCTCGCCGATGATGTCGGTCGGCGTTTCGACCGTGTCCTTCAGCAGATCGCTGTTGCCGTCGATGATCGGCGATCCCGGCAACATCTGGAACAGATACTTGATGATCTCGACCAGCGTGTACGGCTCGTATTGATCGCCCCCGCCGCCCTCCGGCGCCTGTACCTGCGTCGCGAAATTCTCCCCGCCCTTGGACGTGGTCTGTTCGGCGGTGCCCGCGCCCGTGCCGCCCCCGTTCCCGCCGCTGTCTCCGCCCGAGCTGCTCGGCGAACCGGCCTTGCGCTTCATCGTGATCTGATCGAACTCGCCGCCCGGCCGGCGACAGTTGAATCGCTGCAGCAACGCGCCGTAATGCGGGTAGAACATTCGCACGTCGGTCAGTTGCACGCGAATCTTGCCCTTCTGATGCAGACGAACCTCGGCGAGATCGCGCTCGATCTCCTCGACGCCCGATTCCGAGATGAACATCCGCTTGTACGTGATCGGCGTATGCCAGACGCCCCCGCCGTCGAACGTCTTGAGCACGAGATCGCCATAGTTGGCGAAGCCCGGTCCCTGATGGATGGGACCGCCAGGCGCCTCGGCGACGGTGTTCTTCGTCGACGCGGTGACCTTGATCGAGCTGAGCCCAGGGAAGACGTTGCCGCCCCAAGGGATCGTCTTGACGTCGATCAGAATCTTTTCCACGTCGGCGAGATTCAGATCCACCCAGCCCGACGAAGGCTCGAGGCCCGCGTCCCAGCGCATCTCGAACGCCGTGGCGGGATAGCCCTGATACGTGACGCTGTGAGAAAGCGGCATTACGCCCGGCCTCCGAGGGGACCGTCGCTGGGTTCGGGCAGCGTCGGGATCTGATCGTGTCCGTGGTGATCCGGCAGCGGATACGTGCGTCCGATCCACCGCTCCTGATAGGTGAGCCGGTACAGCCCGCGCATGTCGTCATAGATGACGCGCTCGCTGACGTCCTCGTTGCCGAGGTCGTGAACGATCTCGTCGCTCTCCGTCCAGTGCAGCTCCGGCTGCGTGACGAGCTTCGGATCGGTGCTCATGATGCTGCCGTTGAGAACGATGACGATCGGCTGACGCGGCGCGCGATGGATCAGCGGCATCACGCCGTCCTCGCCCTCGGCGCCGACCTGCGTGGACGTGACGTAGCTGGGTCCGAGCCCGAGCACGATGATCGATTCCTCGATCTTCTGATGCTGGTTGTAGTCCCACGTCCAGTCGCCGGTCACGCGTCCCTCCTGAAAGAAACGCGCGATCGTCGCGATCAGCGTAGGCGCGGACGGCGCCAGCCCGATGATGAAGTTGTACGCGATGCTGACGTTCCCGGCGGAGCACGACGCGGACCAATGTTTCCGGATCGGACGGGGGCCGTTCTCCGTGATGATCGACGTGGTGTCGATCGTCGACTGGAACGCCATCACGCCGTCGGTGTTCGTCTCGTGCAGCTGTCGGATGTACACCGTGACGCCGTACTTCCAATGGTTCGCCCCCGCGCCCGTGCCCTGGATCGTGCGGAAGTCCGTCACGAGCGGCGAGTTGATGCACGCGGCGGGCAGGTATTCGAACTTGACGTCGCCGTCGACCTCGACCCAGAAGGCGGCCGGGTTACCCGCGTTGCACTGCTGCTGGATCGACGCGATGGCGTCGTACACCGCCGCGGGATCGGTCCCGACCGCGCTGCCGTTCAGGCTGCCGCCCTGCGTTACGTCGCCTTCGATCTCGATGACGGTCTCGAGCGTGTTCGGCTTGCCCTTGTCGTCCAGTCCGACGTGCGTTTCGATGTTGAAACGTCCGTTCTCCGTGATCGAAAAATCGTCGCCGAGATACAGGATCGTCGCCATCTATTGATCCAAAAATTGAGAAGACTGATAGATCAGTTCCGCGGCCTCGCCGCTCGCCTTGATGTCGAGCAGGTCCTCGCGTTCCTTGCGCGCGCGCTCCTCGTCCTCGAGCTGGAACTTCAGACGCTGCTGTTCCTCGCGCAGCCGTTCGTAGTACGTGGTGACCATGTCCTCGAGCTTCTCGCGCCGCTCCTTTTCCTCTTGGATGCGGTTGATCATCTCGTTAATGCCCCACAACACCGCGCCGTAGATCCCGCCGCGGGCCATGTTTCCGGCGCTGAAGATCGCGTCGGCGCTCATGTTGCCGAGGCGACCGCCGAGAGATCCGACGATGCCGACGGCGTTCGACAATCCGCTCGCGATGGCGTTCCCGGTGAATCGTTTGGCGAGCCGCGTGCCCTGTCCGCCGAGCAGTCCGCGTCCGCTCTCCGCGCTCATGTCCAGGGATCGCGCGCGCGACTCCATCTGACGCACGGTGTGCTGCTGGCGGATCAGCTTCTTCTCCAGCTGGTCGGAACGCTCGTCGATGCTGCGCCACAGCACCTCCTCCTGCTTGAGCTTCGCGTCAAGCTGGGTGAGATCGACGTCGAAGGATTTCTGCAGCTGGTCGCCGGCCATTTATTTCTTCTCGCTCTTTGCGTTGATGATCGCCACCTGCGCGAGCTCGAGCCGATCCTTCATCTCCATCGCTTCGAGATCGGGCTTCGGATCGAGGAACGAAACGATCTCGTTGACCGTCGCCTCGATCTGTTCGGTGGCCTTGTACAGCTCGCCGAGCAGCTTCGACAGATTCTCCGTCGCGCCTTCGTAGTCGGCGTTCCCGACCGCGTACGCGTTTCGCGCCGAATAGAGAATCTTCCAGACCGCGCCCTGGAGATGAATCCGATTTGACAGGTCGAGCCGCTTGATCGCGGGGATGATCTGGAGCTCGTGGAACTGGTCCATGTCTCCGATCGCGAAGCCCCGCCGCTCGCCGCTGGGAACCCACCGCCACTGCATGATGCCTCCTCTTTACGAGATGCTGATCGCCGTGAACAATGAATCGTCCCACTGGGTCGACGTCGGCGCGTCGGCGCCGAGCGACGCGTCCGCCGTGTTGTCCTGATACGTCGTCGTCGAATTGTCGGAGATCGTCGCGACGAGCATGTGATCGCCCGCGCCGCCCGCGACGGTGCGATAGATCTTCCGCGCGGTGACGCCCGTGCCCGCCGCGCCGGTCGGGATCGCGGTGAGCGCGACGCGTCCGTTAACGGTCTTGTCCGCGACGGTCACGCCGCCGGAGATCGTCCCGGCGGGCGACTCGCCGCCCGGGCCGACGAACGTGATCTTGTACGTGTGCAGTCCGTTGTCGACGTTGCCCGCACCCGCACCCGCGAGATCGTCCGTGCAGGCGCCCGGCTTGACGGGGACGGCGGGCAGCGTGCCCGGCCACAACATCGAGATCAGCGTGGCGGCCTTCCCGTTGTACGAGTTTGTCATGTCCATCGTCCAGACGTCGCCGATGCGCGGCGTCAGCACGTCGATCGTGATCGTGATCGTGTCGCCGTTCGTCGGCAAGACGATCGCGGCGTTCGCGCGATCGAGCGTGAAGTTCACGACGGAGCCGGAATTCAGCGTCTTGCTGATCGCGTCGGTGCCGGACGTCCCGGTCGACGTGTCGCCGCCGACCTTCACGGTCAGCCCGCTGTCGGCGAAGAATTCGATCTTCCACGTGGCGCCCGTCGTCTGACGCTTGATGCGTACGAAGAACTGCCCCTTGAAGCAGTCGCCGTCGTACGGCGTCTCGACGCTGACGAGCGACATCAACGGATTCGTGTCGTCGTCGTTCGACACCGTCGGCGCCGCGAGGCCCGGGCGATTCAGGATCAGATCGACGACGCCGATGCGACCGTCGGACCACGTCTTGTTCACGGTGAGCAGGTTGTCGCCGTTGACGACGGTCGTGCCGTCCGGCAGCCCGATCGACAACGCGTTCGCGGCGCTGTTCGGCGCGATGGTCATCGTCACGAGCAGCTGCGGCGCGGTCGTGGACTCGTTGACGCAACGGAACGACAACGTGCCCGTGTGACAATGCGACAGGAAGTTGTTCGCGTCGTCGACCAACGTGTCGTCTAGGGAGCCGCGCACGACGCCGACCTCGGTCAACGTGCCGGTCGCGACGCCGTTGGAGACGATAACCTGATCGTCGTTCTCCATCGCCTTGTGCAACGCGCCGAGCGGGCCGCGGCGGTCGATCACGCTGATCTCGCCGAAGTTCACGTTCTCGTATCCGTACACGATGTAGCTGATGACCTGCTTGTCGGCCTCGACCATGTTGATCTCGCGCGCGAGCACACCCGACCAGCCGGCCTGGGACTGGATGACGGAGCGATAGTTCCGGAAGATCGCTCGCAGGTTCGCGAGCATCGACGTGTCGAGGTGCGACGTCACGAGGCCGATCGCGCGGGCGTCTTCGACGTCGTCGCGGTCGTAGCAGTTCGTGTCGACGATCATCGATCGAAAGTAGTCCGCGCCGGTCTGTCCCGTGCGCTCCATGAACGCGGTAACCGCCCGCGTGATGAGCATCTCGGCCGCCAACGAACACTGGATCAGGGTGTAATCCGCCATCGTTCCCTCGTGTTTACGTCAGCGTGACGCTGACAAAGTTTCCGCTACCGTCCAGGGTCGCCACGCCCGTGGACGTCATGGGGTCGAACGTCTGATCGTTCAGCCCGAACGAGTCGACGTTGAACGTTACGTTGCTGAACGTGAACGTGAGCACGTGCGCGCCCGCCGTCATCTGCGCGCGATACGTGCGCGGGACGCCGTTGTAGGAATCCAAGGCCATCTGCCAATGTTCGTCGGCGGGCTTCCCCGTTACGACGATCGACGCGGACAACGGCCCGCGACGGATCGCGCGGGTGACCTGCCCGCATTGATCCCACTGCTCCTCTAGATTCTCGTCGAGCTTGATCGTCATCCGTTCGAACGGGATGTCGGTCGCGGAGCCCGCCGGGTCGCGCGTGAGCGTCGCAACGCGCCCGGCGAACACGTCCGTATCGACGAGGTTCATGGGCGCGATCGGGAGGATCAGGTCCAACGCGTCGAGATCGGACAGCGTCGTGTCCTCCACGACCTCCGCCGCGACGCCCAGCGCGAGATCGACGAATCCCTGAGAATCCACGTTGACCGACAGCTGATGTACGAGCGCGTCCGACAGACGCACGACGCGCGTCGCCGTGTTCGTCAACGTCTTGTCCTCGACGAACGCGATCGACAACCACGTGTTCACGTAGCCGGTCAACGTGAACGTCGATCCCGCGAGCGAGCCGTACAGGCTTTGCAGCGTGAGCGACGTCAGCGTCGGGGTGGCGCGCGCGAGGATCACGCCCTTCGTCAGCTCGCCGGCGTTGTATCGCGCCTGCACGTAGTCGCCCGTGGGATAGGACATCCACCACTCGGCCGCGATCTGGTCGCCGTATCCGTCCTGCTTCGCCTCGACGTTCCACGTCTGAGCGGCGCCGTTGAAATTCTCGATCGCCGTGCCCTTCGCGAGCTGCGCCGCCACGAGCGTGCGCCACGTGCGTCCCGCGCGAACGTTCGTGCCTACGCCCATCGCCGCGCCTCCACCTCAAACGACAGGATCGACTCGTAATACTTCGACTCCTCGCGATCGACGAACGCGCCGGCGACGCTGACCGTCTCGGGCGTGCGCAGCGGGATCTGCCCGCCGATCCGAAACACGTTCGAGTTCCCCTCGAGCAGCGTGCGGATCTTTTCCACGCGGAACTTGGCGATCCGGCTGATCATCTCCTCGTCTTGCATCGTGTACAGATGACGCAACTTGAAGCGATAGATCGTGTACATTTCGCCGTGCGTGCGTCCCTCGACGCTGTCGACGTCCGCGTCCATGATCAGCAGCTCCACCTCGGCCGTCGCGTCGTCGGGGTCCTGATACGCGCGCAGGAATTCGAGCTCGCTCTTATAACGACTCTCGAACGGCAGAATCGTCGCGGTCAGGGAACCCCCGGACAACGCGGTCGCCACCGCGGCCATCGCCTGATCGAACGTGGGAACGGGATCGGCCATTAGATCAACGCCACCATGAACGGATTGCCGAGCGGGGTACGATACATGATCTCGAGCATGAGGAACATCATGCCGTAGGGATCGGAGACGTCGGCCGAGTGCAGATCCGCCGATTGGAACATCGTCTGCACCGCGAGCCCGTTCCACACGTTAAGCGGCGGGCGTTCCTTCGTCATCGCCGCGCGAATGCAGTCGCCCGCGAGCACCGCGAGCTCCGTCTCGCGCGTCTCGCGGTCGTGATCCTCGAGCACCGCGCGAACCTCGATCAGCATCCGCGCCTCGTACACGCCCTGGATCAGGCGCGTGTCCCGATCGCCGCGGTCGAACAGACAGATCGCGGGATAGCCCTTGACCTGCGGCTGCGCGCGCTGGTCCGTCGTCACCTCCTGCACCGTCTGCGAATATCCGTTGTCGACGGTGATGGTCAGGAACGTTGAAGCGACGAGGTCCTTCAACAGCTGTCGGATGGGCGTCGGCATGTTAGGTCTTCCCTTTGATTCGGATCGCCCGGAGATTGCGCATGGTCGCTTCGGCTTCCTGTTGGAACGTGTTGCCGAAGTTCAACCGGGGCGGCAGCGTGATGGACGGCACGAGCACGAACCACACGTCGAGCTTGCCCTTGGAGAATCGATTCACGAGCAGCTTCTTGCCCGTCTTCTTGCTCTTGATGAACTTGAGCATCGCCCAGATCGCCTGCGGTCCGGCCGTCTTGCTCACGCCCGCGCGCGTGAGGGCCGCGCCGACCGGGATCGCGAGGTTCTTGGCGCGCTTCGGCAGGATCGTCCCGCCGTATTCGTGGACGCGCGCGTACGGGACGCCGCCGCCGAAGAACATGACGAGTTGCATCTTGTTCTCGTTGCCCCACGTCGCGATCGTCCCGTCCAGTGCGCGACGCAGCTGCCCGCTTCGCGCGCGCACGGACGACGGTCCGGTCGGTCCGGACATGTGTTCTTTCACCATCCGGCTGCGCACGCGGTTCTTCATGTCGTGCAGCTCGCGTCGCACCGACGCGTGCATCGCGCGCAACGCCTTCTGCATCTCTTCAAAGCTCTTGCCGGCCATCTAGTACGACGCTCCGTAACGCACCAACGGATCGAGAATGTCCTTCACGTCGTTCAGCAGCCCGCCTTTCTCCATCGAGATCGTCGCGCCTTCGAAGCTGATCGACGTCATGCCGAGGTTCTCGCGGCGCTGGAACATCCGCGATACCTGCATGTTGCACGCCTCGACGATCTCGGGATGCGACATGCACAGCGGCTTTCCCGTCGCGGTCCAACCCGTGAACGTCGCGTAGCGCGTCGAGTCGGACGTGAGCTGGAACCGCTCGCCCACGCGAAACTCGCCGGACAGCACCTTGACCGAGATCGTCGCGCCGGACGAATACGCGAGCACCTCGCCGGTCGCGCCCGAGAGCGAGCCCGTCACCGCGTCGCCGATCGCGAGCGCGGTCCCCGCCTGGGTGAGCGACGTCGCGTCGAGCTGATCCAGGGTGTACGCCATGCCGCCGGTATAGACCGCGCGGAACGCGCCGGGCTCCCGCACGTCGAGATAGTTGAACGGGAAGTCGAACTCGACGATCCCGTCGCGCAGCCGGAAGTAGTACGTCAACGGATCCTCGGCGTCCTCCGTGAACTCGCGACCGGGCGAATACGTCAGCGCGGGCGCGGTCGCGGTGATCGACGGCTGCCGATTGTCGTTGTTTGACGCGGTTGAATAGACCGGCGCCGCCCGCAAGAAGAACTTCCGCGCCATCGGCTCGACGGAGAAATCCTCCGTGCGCTGCTCGATCAGCACGTGCCGTCGCAGGTGATCCTCGAGACGCGCGGACGTCGCGCCGATCAGGCTGCGGAGCAGCCCGTCGTGCTGCGTGCTGTTCGGGCTCAGCGGGGACCACGTCTTGACGCGCGCGATGGTGGTGAGTTGCATCTATCTATCTCGTTCCTACGCGAGGTTGTAGTCGCCGATCGTGATCTTGGAATTTGCGCCGAGGCTGAGACCGTCGCCGGTCGACACGCCGTCATTCCCGACGCCGAGCGTGTAATCGCCGGGCGCGCCGGCGGGATCGTCGAACACCGTGTAGACCCCGGCGCTCGCGTCGAATCGGTTGCCGATCAGTCGAAGGTGGCTCCCGTAGTTGTGGATCAGAGAATGCGCCGTCGTGCTCCGGAGATGCGATCCCTCGATGAGACAGTAGTTGCCGACGACCTCCACGATCGTGCGACCTTCGACGGCGTCGAGACACTTCAATCCCTTCACCCGAATCTTGTGATCGGCGAGCACCAGATGGGCGTCCGTGAAAAGCTCGAGATCCTCGACGGTCGCGTGCGGATCCTGCACGTAGAGCTGCACCGCGTCGGTCATCGACGCTTTGATCCCGGCCATGAGATCCCACATCGCGCCTTGCCACCGCAGCGAACTCTTAATCGCGTAGCCCGGGCCCGGCACGTCCAGCTGCACCGCGCCCTGACCGGACAGCGTGCTCCCTCGCGTCATCGCGAATCCGTTGCAATAGGAATGCTCCTCGTCCGGCGCAGCCAGAAATCCCAAGGTGAGATTGGAATTGTCGAGCGCTAGATCGCAATCGATGTCGAACATCCACCCGATCGTCAGATCGTCGGGATCCTGCCATAAAGAATCGATGATCTCGACCTTCGCCGGCAGCAGATACGCGCCGTGGGAATTGACGGTCTTGATGCCCGGATCGTTGAGCGCCGTCGGGATAACGACGCCGCGACGGAAACGAATGCGAGCGGGACGCAGATAGCCCGCGTTTCCGTTCGCGAAATTGACGACGGTCGGGAAGCCCGTGATCCGATAATCGCTGACCTCGACGCGACCGAACGCCGAGCTGTCCTCGAAGCGGAAGAACTCGAGGTCCGCGTCCGCGTCGCCCGATGCCGTCAGCCCCGCGAAGTCGTAGATGCGCGGCGCCGTGAGCCCGTCCGGGATCGTGAAGGTCGCGCCAGCCCCTTCGGAGGAGAACACCGCACCTGACCCTACGAGGACCTTCAGGCTCTTGTCGGGCATCGTGACGACGTCGGGCAGAAGACGATAGGTCCGATTGCCGGACACAAGCACAGGCACGCCCGCAAGCGCGGCCGCGTCGAAGGCGGCCTGAAAGGCGGCGGAGTCGTCCGTCGAACCGTTGCCAACGGCGCCGTGCGCGCGCACGTCGACGCCCCACGAAGACGTGCCGCCCTGATTCGTGATCCGAGTTACGCGTCCGCGTTCGTCCGCGACGTAGACGTCGAGCTCCTCGTACTCGCCGCGTTTCGCGTATAGCTGCACGCGATTGCTGTACGCCGCGGGATCGGTCGTGCGATCGCCGCCGAGCATGATCGGCGCGTCGTCAAGATCGTACCCGTCGGCGCTTACCTGTACCTTGTCGGGTTTACGAATGGTCATTTTATCTCTCGCTTCGAGTTTAGGAAGGCGATTTCTCTTCCATCCAACGCATCGCGAAGCGACCCTGCGGCGCCGTGGTCGCGGCCCAGGCGTACACCGCCGCGATCGTGCCGGGTTCCAGAATGAAGGCGCCCTTGAAATCCATGTTCAGAAACGCGCCCGCGCTCGCGGCCATCACGCCGCCGTCGATCTCGCCGGGCGAGCTCGTCGCGGTGATGTCAAGCCCGTTGTACGTGATCGTGTTCGTGAACGTCGTATCCTCGAGCTCGACCAGCTCGTCGTAGATCTCGAGCGCGGACGTCAGCGCGGGCCGACCGAGCGCGGTCGGCTGCGTCAACGCCTGATCCGCGTTGCCGTTGTCGTGCAGCGTCCCGCTGAGCGTCACGTAGCGATCGATGCGGTCGGCCTGCACGCGCACGGAAACGAAGCCGCCGGGCGTGTTGTTGATGAACAGGATGAGCGAATCGATGACCGCCTTCGTCCCGCTGTCTTCGGGATTGCGGAACACGAGGATCGGCGTCATCGTGTTGAACACCGTGTTGCCGATCCACGTGGGATTCACCTGCGCGGGATCGGACGCCGCCGCCCAGACCTTGCCGTCGCGGGACGCCACGTGAAGATATCCGCTGCTGTTCATGGGTCGTCGTTCTCCGTTCCGTGAAAGATGTCAACTCGCCTTGGGACGCTGCGCGGGCGGCGCCCTAAGGGGAGCCTTCCCCGTACGCTTTCTTGCACTCGCGTACGAGGAAGGGCCCAAGAGGGGAGGAGGAGCGTCTAGACGCTGAACGCGACCGTGTTGTCCTGGGTCACGGGCTTGTACTTCGCGTTGAGCGCGACGAACGACACGCCGTACACCTGCGCGTTCGCGCCGTCGCCCACCGCGCGGGCGAACAGATAACGCTGGGTGTCCGGGTCGAGCTTCGCCAGATCGATCCGGCCGACGAAGATCTCGTTGTCGTTGCTCGAGGTGACGGCGGCGAAGGACGCGCCCGACAGAGCGCTGGAGCTCGACCCGTCCGACGCGGCGGAGTAACGGACGGAGATCGTGGTCGACGCGGCGCCGGTCGCGGCGCCCATGTCGGAGATCACGAGCAGCTCGTCGTACCCCTGGGAATCGAAAACGCTTCCGTCGTTCGACGCGCTGGAGCTCGACTGCGGCTTCAGCGACTGAAAGACGAGGAAGTTCTCGGAGGCGGTGTTCTTCACAGGTTTCCCTTCATCAGTTGATAGTTCGGATCAGCCCGTCGTCGACGCTACTAGGCGCCGGCCTTACGGCTGATGCAGGTCTTGAACACGCGCAGAGCGCGCGCGGCCGTGGTCAGCGTCTGCACGCCGATGTACGGGATCAGGTCCGTGGTCGTGGTCAGCGCCGTGGACGTGGTCATCAACGTGCCGTTGATGTAGAATCGCGCGATGCGGCTCGAGTCGATGTCGATCACGAGATGATACGTGGTCGAGGCCGCGAAGGCGCTGCCGACGCCGTCCTCGATGTCGACGCCGCCGATGCTGTAGACCGTGTGCCACAGGGTGGCCTCGGAGCCGGCGCCGGTGTCGAAGACGAAGAACGCCTGTTCGGCGTCCGTGGCGATCACGCTGGTGTTCGTCAGCTTGAGCCCGGCCCAGATCCGGATCGACGTGATCGTCGCGTCCGGCTGCACGACCGCTTCCCAGCGGGTGAGCTGATCGGTGCCCCACGTGGTGACGTTCCACGCGGATTCGCTCGTGTCGAGATGCGGCAGACAGATGACCTGATCGTTCGCGGCGGTCGTGGTCGTCATGACCATGCCGCCTTCGGCGTACAGCGCCGTGCAGGTCGACACCGCGTTGGTGCCGAGGATCTCGAAATCGCGATTGCAGATTTCGTTCGTCGCCTCGGTCGCCGACAGAACGTCCGCGTTCAGCTTCGGCGCCTTCTGGAAGCGTTCGACGAGTTCGTACCGGTCGGGCGCCATGTTCAGCCCGCGAACCTCGACCGCCTGTCCCTGTCCGTCGATCACGAGACAGTTCCGGGTCGTGTTGAAGAGCGCCGCGACGTCGCCGTCGTCGCCGAAGAGCAGATGGGTGTTGTCGCGCGCGGACGAATACGCGCTGAACCGCTGGAAGGACGTGGACGGCCGCGCCGCCATGTCCGTCGACGCGGTGGAAACGAAACCGTTGGCCGACATGTGAAAAAATCTCCGTTGCGAACCGTGGGTCGTCGAAACGTTCGAGCGGCGCGCGCTATCGCATCAAGCGCGCCGTTCATATGTGGGAGGTTTTAGCTCCCACATATGACGGCCCTAGCTGTGAGGGTCTACAGGATGGTGGAATCCGTGCAGAACGACTTGGCGTGCTTGAGCAGGCAGTCGTATTCCGTGGTGATCCGAACGTGGGTCTGCCGCTTGGCGAACGCGTCGCTCGTCTCGTTGGACGCGGCGATCTCGATGTTCTCCCACGTGGCGAGCACGACGTCGGCCCAGTTGCCGAAGTAGATTCGGGACGCGGTTCCGGCGCCGAGCGTGATCGGGATCTGGGTCGTGGTCACGAACGGGTAGCCGAGCAGCGTGCCGCGCTGTCCGCTCATCTTGCCGGGAGCGGCGCTGACGCCCATCGGGGTGAGGATATACCGGCCTTCGGCGTCCTTCAGCTGACGGAGCTGATTCCACGTGCGCGGGTGCATCGCGAAGCCCAGAGAACCCTTGGCGGCGTTCTCAGCTTCGACCTTGTAGATCATGGCGTACAGGTTGTCGATCGTGAGGGCCGCGCCGACGGTCGTGGTGGAGATGCCCGGCGTGTTCAGGATGCCGAGCGCCTGGAGGCCGCCGCCGCCCGCGAGAATGCGGACGTCGTGCGCGAGGGAGATCGCGGCGGTGAGATCCGCGCGGACGATCTGTTCCGCGTTGGACTGCCGTAGCAGCCGATTGGACATCTTGGTCAGGGCCGCGAGTTCGCGCGGACGCATTTCCTTCTGCCCGAGCGTCAGCTGGCTGGAGGTGATCGCCGCGCCTTCCGCGACGTCGTACGCCGTGGCGCCCCCGGTCTGGGCGTTGATGTCGAACGCGCCGCCGGTCATGCCGTCCATGCGGGTGACGCCGAGCTCGCCGGTCACGAGCTGCGCGCGCAGCAGGTCGATCAGCTGGCTCGACACCTGGTTGGGCACGAGGTAGCCGCCGGCGGTGTCGACGTCGGTCGACAGGTCGCGAGATTCGTGCAGGATCCGTCCTTCCTCGTCGAGCTGCTTGCCGGACGCCTTGTTCGTCTCGCGAACGACGTCCATCTCGAACGGGGCGAGCTCGGGGCGCTTGTTCGCGAGCGCGATCACGAGCTTGCGGAAGGAGAACTCCCGCTTCTCGTCCTCGACGCCGGGCAGGGAGACGGCGCCGGTCTTCCGGACCTTCGACGCCTTTTCAATGGCGTCCATCCGCTCGCGCATCTTGACGAGATCGGAGGCGGTGGCGGTGTTGGCCTCGGTCATCGCGCGGATGCCGGCCTCCAGGGACGCGAGCACCTCGGCGGCGCTACGCTGAGCGGGCACGACGCACTGGGCGTCGGCGGCGTGGGCTTTGTGACATTTGGGACACATGTTATTGATTCTCCGAAATAGGGGTTATCGACGCGGCAGGAGCGAGGACATCCGTTCGAAGGCGTCGGCGTTTTCCGCGACGAGCAGATCGAGATGACTGGGCGTCGGCTCGATCGAGGAAGCCGCGAGGGCTTCAACCGAGACGGGACGCGTCACCTGTTTCAATTCGTCGCGCAACGCCTTCAGCTCGTCGCGCATCTCCTTCAGCTGCTGCCGCAGCTCGGTCTCAAAAGTTTCACGGGGAGTGGGAATGAGAACGGGAAACGGCTGGGGCAGGCTCTCCTGTTCCTGGGCAGCGACGGCCTTCTCGAGCTCGTGCTCGAACGCGTCGTCGTGTCGCGGATGTTCCGCGATCCGAGCCTCGACCGTCAGCGTCGCGCAATCGTCGCACGCGGGCGGAACGACCTCTTCTACCCAGTCCTGATCGTCGTCCTCGTCTTCCTTCGGCGTGAGCGCGTCGCGCAGCGCCTCGAGCCGCGGCGTCAGCCACGCGTCGGTGATCTCGTCGCCCTCGCCCTCGATCAATCCACGGAATTCGTCGGGGACCGCCGCGCGCATCGCCTTCACGAGCGCGTTCGGGTTCGAGCCGATCGGCACCGCGCTCAGCTCGTTCAGCGAGTTGCGCAGCAGATCGCCCGCCCAGCCCTTCTTCAGGTCGAAGCCCGCCTTCTCCATCTCCTCCTTGTCGTGCTTCGCGTTCAGCTCCTTCCGTTCGAGGTTGGAGAAGCCGACGCTCGACGCGCGGAGGTGCCCCTGCTTGTACATGTCGCAGACGAGATCCGCCCACGCGTACGTGCCGCGCTTCGGGAACTCGACGTCGAACAGCAAGCGCTTGTTCGCCGCGCCGCCTTCCGCGCGCGCGAACTCCTCGCGCTGGATCCCGGTCACGTGCCCGACGGGCATCGTCGGCACGGCGGGATCCATGTTATGCGACCACAGGAACGCGGGATTCTTCGCGAAGCGCGCGAAGTCCCACCCGTCGACGCGCAGGATCGTGTTGTAGCTGTCGACGGACTCGTCGGTGCCGTAGATCTGGACCACGCGCGCAGCGTCGTAACCCGCCGTGCCCGGCTGACGCGTTTCGTCCTTCCACAGATAGCTGCGCGACAGAACCTTGAACGCGGGGTCCTGCTCCACGATCCGATATTCGAAGGCCATGATCGTCTCCGGTTAAAACAAGTTCTCGATCTGCGCGATGACGTGCGACATCGACGGATGAAGCGTCTTCCGTTTCGCTTTCTTCTTTTTCTTGAGCAGCTCGTTGATCGTCGGTCCGGTCAACGAGTCGAACGAAATGCCGCCGCCGTAGCTTCGAGGCGACGTCGTCGGTCCCGTCGACGGCGCGGCGATCTCGCTGATCGCGACGCTCGGCTCATAACCGATGATGAAAAGCTCGCCGCATCCCGGCGTCGCGTTGACGGACGGATCCGCGATATCGATCGTCGGCTCGAAGCCGATGATGATGAGCTCGCCCGTGCCCGGGAGGATCACGAGCGGCGTCTGGATCGTCGGGGCGAATCCCTCGACGAGCAGCTGTCCCACGTCCGGCGTCGCGTTCGCGCCGATGTTTACGGCCGGCGCGAATCCCTCGACGATCAATTCCCCGAATCCGGGCGCTGCGCTCTCCGGCGTCTGGATCGTCGGCGCGAATCCCGTCGCGATCACGTCGCCCACGCCCGCGTTCGTCGTCGTTCCCTGCCCGGCGTCGATCGTCGGCGCGAACCCGTCGACGACGACCTCCCCCGGCGCGGGGCGCGCGTCCACCGTGATGTTGATGATCGGCGCGAAGCCGTCGACGACGAGCGCGCCGACGCCCGGCGCGACGCTCTCCGGCGTCTGGATCGTCGGCGCGAATCCCGTCGCGATCACGTCGCCCAGACCCGGCGCGACGCTCTCCGGCGTCTGGATCGTCGGCGCCAGTCCGGCGACCGTCAGCTCGCCCAGCCCCGGCTCCGAGTTCGCGCTCGCCCCCGATTCCGCAGTCACCGTCGGCTCGAAGCCCGTAACGGTCACAACCCCGACGCCCGGCGCGCTGTTCGCGTTGTTTGTGACCGCGACCGTCGGCGCCAGACCCGCGACGTCCACGACCCCGTCGCCCGGCGCTGCGGAAACGTTGTGCAACACCGTCAACGTCGGCACGACGTCGTTGGTGATCGTGAAGTCCGGCGACGTCAGCCGAAACGTGATCGAATCGGCGTCCGCGGTGTCCGCGCCCACGATCTGCAGCGAACAAACCGTTTCGGAGCAGCCTAGGGCGGCGATGTCATTGGAATTGCCGCCGGAAAGTCCGTCCTCCGTGCAACCCGCGCTCGACGATTCAAACGTGCCGGTGCCGGTCAGCCGCTTGGTGGTGTTCGCCGCGTCGACGTAGGACGCCGCGACGACCGCCTTACAGATCGTCGACGACGTCGTGATGTCTTGAAACGCGCCGCCGTTGCGCGCGCACTGAAAACGGTTGTCGACGTTCGCCGCGGCCGTGTTGCCCGTCTCCTGCACGATGATCCGCAGGAGAAACGTCACGTCCTTGCGAAGCGAGATGTTTACATCCTCGTTCGCCTTGAACGTGTGATTCGCCTCGGTCGAGCCGTCGTCATTCCCGAATCGGAAATGCGTGGCGTGCAGGTTGACGGCCATGGATTAGTCGCTCGTCGCTCCGGAAACCGTGAAGACGCCCGAGGCGTTCATCGTGATGGTGAACGTGTTCCCGTCCGTCGCGGTCTTGTCGGCCGGCGCGGTGTCCAGCAAACACACGGCCATCAACGGCTTGACGACGGTGTTGACCGTCGCGTCGATGTACAGCACCGCGAAACGAGCCACGATCGAACCGGCCGACGCGGTCCAGACGACGTTGTCGCAGTCAAACGTGACCGTGCCGCTCGAATCGACCCACGTCTCGCTCGTCAGCGCCTGCCCGAGCTGCGTGTATCCGCTCGCGGTCGCGTGCTCGTTCGTCAGGTCGCCGTAAACGTCGTGCGTCAGCGTGTTGCAGTTCGACGTCGACAGAAACAGCGCGCACTTGAGACCCAGGGACGCGTTGTCCATGTCGAACGTGCCGTCGCCCAGATACTTCTTGGCGCTGTCGTAGAGTTTCCATTTTCCGGCGGCTGCCATAACGTTATTCCTTACTCGGTTTCGAGATGTCGTACCCGATCACGTTGCTCGCGTCGTCGATCTTGTATTTGATCGTGCGCGTGATGCCGTCCGTCTTCTTGACGGTGTATCCGATCACGTTGCCCGCGTCGTCGGTCTGATACTCGATCTC